TGGAGTCGGTTGAGGAAAACCTATTGGAAATTAATAGCGAGATTCGGGGTATTCTTGATAAGCAAATGGTTCTTGAGCAAGAAAAAAGACAACAACTGGAAGATCGAATTAAATTCTACGAAAGAGAGTATAAAATAGATCTTAATCCTTTAAATATGTTTAACAAAAAGCGGAAATAATATGAATTTTATGGAAATATATGCAGAAGCCGGGATGATTGGTTTAGTCGGGTGTATGTTTATAGTGATGTTGGTGAATTTAATTCGTTCTCAACGTGAGCAAACGGAAGATTTGGATGAGATTAAGACATCTATTAGTAAACAAGAAACTGAACTGACATCAACATATCAAATCTGCGTTAAGCTGATAGATTCAATTAATGCGTTTAAACAATCAACAAATGATAAAATGGATCGGAGGCACGAAAAAATGATGGAAAGTTTAGATGATTTATCAAACTCAGTAGCATACCTACAAGGTAAAAGTAATGGGCATAAATAATGGATAGCTTAAAAGTAACTGGAATCAGCTTTGCGAACTATGGAGTTTATTTAGCTGAAATTAATTTAGCATTACAATGTGTTGTCGCAGTAATGAGCATAGTATATCTTTTTCAGAAAATAAAAAGGAAGAGTAGTAACCAATGAAGAAACTAATAAAAATCCTTAAAGACTTACTTAATGGACTAATTAAGTCTCAAGTTAAAGTATTGCAAAGTGATGCTTTTGAAAATGAATTAGCTAAAGTAATTGCAAATCAGATTCCAGATACACCAGGTTTTGGTGATACGGAACAAAAAATGGTTGCAAAAATAGCGATTGACAAATGCACAGATAAACTAGCCGAAGCAGTAAACCTAGAAGCTGACTAAAACAGAAAAAAACGTCCTATCACCGGCACGGAAAGGTAGGATAGCAGAGTTGGTGGTATGTGCTGATCTATTGCAAGATTATAATGTATATACTCCAGTTATTGATGATCGAGAAACAGACCTTATTGTAGAAGTGAAAGGGAGGTACGATAAGGTCAATGTTAAATCAATAGGAAATATGACTACCAAAAGTTCTATTGAAGTTAAACTGGGAAAACATTTTCAAAAAAAAATAATAGACGTTTTAGCAATCTATCATAAGCCAATCGGTATTGCGTATTTACCAATTAGAAAAATGGGATTTCCAAAATATTTAAACCTAGCGATTCACACGGCTCACAATGGTCAAAACAAAAAAAGAATATACTTTTATCAATTTATGAGATACCCGGAGTATGAATAATGATTAGTAAAAATGATATAGTTTTTATAACGAGAAATACGTTGCACGAGCTTGGAATGTGGAGCTATGATGCAGAGGCATTAATTTTAAGAACAGCTGCTGCTGAAAGTCGCTATAAATATCTAAGGCAAATAGGTACTGGCCCGGCTAGATCTTTCTGGCAAGTAGAGAGTGAAACTGCGATTGATAATATTAAAAATTATTTATCTTTTAGAAAAAGTAAATTGGAATTAGTAGCAAAGATCAGCCAGACATCCCCAGATATAATTACAAGTTTAGATGATAATTCAGCAAGTAGTATGCTTACAAATAATATAGCATTTGCAATCTGTATGGCGAGATTGAAATACTGGAGGATACCAAAGAAGATCCCGGCTAAGGACGATATTGAAGGGCAAGGAAATTATTATATCAAATACTATAATGCCGGAGGTAAAGCCACTATGAAAAAATGGAAAGAAGCAGTTGAGCTAATGGAAGGATAATCTATTTATCAAAGTTTTTAAGTGGTCAAAATTCTTATGAATATAATTTGCAGTAACATCATTACTTTTATGCCCCAGTAAAGCCTTTATATCAAATCTTGAGGCATCACAATAATTCTCCAGATAAGTAGCAAAGGTATGTCGGAAGGTATGGATATTGCAATCTTTTGCGACCAATTTAATTCGCTCCCTGGATCTGCCAATCGCACCATATTTCATCAGATCAGTTTCAAATCCATTAATTAATAAAGGTTTTAAACTTTTATGAATTGGCACGACAACTTCATTACTTGTTTTTGTTTGAATACATTTAATTCTATCATCGTATATATTTGAATCATCTAATGACAAAGCATCACTAACTCTTATACCAGTATAAAACAATATATTCCAAAGTAGATAATCTTTCTTGTGATTTGTTTCAAATAATAATTTTAATTCAGGCTTTGTAAAAGCTCTGGTCGTTCTAACTCGCACAACCTTAGGCATTACTAAATCAGTACAAGGGTTATGCTCAATATAGCTCCTTGCTTTAGACCACTTAAAAAAATTGTTTAACATCTTAATCTCTTCAAGAATTGTTTTTGGAGCTACTACGCTTTCCCTTAAACGCATATAATCGTCCAGAATCTCAATAGTAATATCACAAACATACATATCACCATATTTCAGCTTAAAATTACCTAAACCTGAACAGATACGCTTAAACCAACCCGTACTTTTTCTAGTTTCCAACTGGCTTAAATAAGTAAGGATAAGATGTCGGCATTTAACCTTTTTATAAACAACCTTATCTATATATTCTTCATCCCATAATTTTTGCACTCTTAATGCATCATCCAGATCCATACACTTAGTAGATCTACGAATCCTATTTTTACCCTCCCCTAGCGTGTACCAGTAAAATTTAGAATCAGATCTTTTATATAGCTCACTCATATTGCTCCCTTATATATGTGACATAATTAACGTCACGATTTGGGGTATCTTGCTTTATATCAGCGAGTAGGTTTGGCTCATAACCCTGAGGTCGGAGGTTCGAATCCTTCCCCCGCTACTAAAAAGCCTTCTCATTTGAGGAGGCTTTTTTCTTATAAACCTTCGCTATCGCTTGATTTATAATCCACCCCGTCACGTTTCCGTCACGTTTATGTCACGATTTTTTATTAAGAAATTCTACCTTTGCAATTACTCTACCTTCATCCCAGTTTACCTTATTGTATGTATAAGCACTTACAACCGATCCATCTTTACAGATATAATTAACTGGTACTGGTATATAATGGTCTTTACCACCAATCATTGATTTTAATCCATCTAAAACCATAGGTAGTTTATGCCAAATATCATTAAGCGTATTCCTACTTTCATCGCTTATTATTTTTTCGATTTTATGTTCACTATATACACATTGGATACCAACCATCCACATATCATCTAATTCTTTTTCTGAGTATCCTAAAACTTTTGATTGAAGTTTAATATTTGTTACGCTCTTTATTGTTCTTTCAAATTTTAAAAACCCTACCTTAGTTAAATGAACATCTGCCTTGAAATCAAATCCAAGATCATCCCACATTGTAGATCCTGGCTCTTGATTACGAAGAACATCAACTGCGTTGTTTAGTTCTTTTATTTCTTTTTTCTGATAACTAATTAAATCGTTTTTTTGATCTATTTCCTTTTGCAAGTCACCTTGAATTTGCACTTCATTCTCCTCTTTTTTCTCTCCACTAAGCATTGACTCCAGTTCGCCTAAACTTTTTCTGTATTTCGTACAATACCATTTTTTCCAACTTTTCGGTATTCCCCTAGATCGTCTATACATCGCTAGGTTGCTTGATGTTATATTAAATAAATCAGCAAAGTCTTTATCATAGACAAAACCTTCACGGTTTTTAACGTCATTTATAAATATTTTAAATTGTTCTTGTTGTCCCATATAATGCCTCCACATTACAAATAAGTAGTTATAAAATACATTTGCGTATATGTTCAGTATTTAATACATTATAGATACTTAACAGATACTTAAATGTTCTTTTTTGTAACCGAAATATGGTGAGGCGATGATCAAAAAACAAGAAATAAACACACTTACGATGCTTTTTTGGACTTTGAAGGGAGTTCTTTACACGGCATTTATTGAAAATCCGATTCCGGTACTTATTGCGAGTTTACTACTTGTTTTAATGGTTAAATCAATTTGATGGCACGGGCAACCTATTCCTTCCGTAAATCGCCTCCCACGAATAACGTGGTTGCTTGTGCCTCATTATTAATGGGAGAAAAATAAAATGAATTGGAGGCATAGAGTATATAAGGCTATTACTGGTGCATATAACTCGTATGTATATCTCAATGATGATGTGATTGCCGTTATAGATAAGTGCCGTTTGAAATACAATAGTAAGGATAAGGGTAATTATTCCATAAATCACATTAAAGATACGAAGAGGTATCGTATTAACGGGAATGAATATAGAGTTGTTACGGAATTAATTACTGATGTTGGTCGGCATAAAAATCCGAGGGTAGCGAGTTTTAGTAAGAACAGAAAACATTTATATGGTTCGTATTCATATAGAACTGTTTGCCTAAGAATGGAATTTGATTCTTTCTGGAACATTCCAAAAAGATATAAGCATTGGTTATGTCCTTATTCAAAAACTCCAGTTGTATGGAAGCCAGTTTCATTTACTAGCTATCGGATATACAATGGTAAAGAAAAATCAAGAGTCTCGATGTGTAATAAAATTGGCATATGGGGTGAAGTATGAAATCATATATAAACATCAATGGTAAGAGCGATGATGAGATTCAAGAAATCAGAAAAGGCTTATGTACCTCTTCTGATTTTGGAGCAATCTTAAATACTTCGCCTTATGCAGATGCAGTTAGCGTTTATAGAGACAAGGTAGAAGGTTCAGATTTCAAAGGAAATGATCGAACCAGACTTGGATTAATGATGGAAGGTGTACTTGCTAATTACTTTGCTGATGAAACCGGCTACAAGGTTGTAAATGACAATAAAATCAGATTACACCCAGATCACCAATGGTTATCTACATCATTAGATCGTGTAGTTACTACACCAGATGGTAGGTTTCCTTTGGAAATTAAAACTGCGAATGAGATGGCACAAAAGAACTGGGATGATGATTACCCTAGTTGGTATAAGGCTCAAATTCAGGGCCAGATGGCGATAACTGGATGGCATAAGTGTTATGTAATGATTTTCAGTTACGGCTTCAACATTGATTATCGGATGATGGAGTTTGAATTTGATCAAGAATGGTGGAATGATGCTTTTCCTAAGTTGGAGAAGTTTTGGTTTGAGAATGTTAAAGCCAATGTACCTCCAGAGCCAATGTCAGAAGAGAGCCTGAAATACATTCATCCAGTTGCTAGTGATGATGAGTGCATACCAATGAGTAGTGATGCAAATAAATACCTTTCTTCACTCGTTTATGCGAAGAAAGAAATTGCTGATTGGAACAAGGTAAAGAAGGAAGCTGAATTATCTTTGAAGAAAGAGATTGGTGATGCAGAGGTAATGCTTGGTGAGAATTATGTGGTGACATATAAAAACAGTAAAGGTAGAAGTACATTCGATAAAAAGAGCTTTGGCGAAGATCATCCAGAGCTACTTGAGAAATATACATCGAATGGAAATAGCTATCGTACACTTAGAATAAAGGAGGCAAATAATAATGAGTGATATTAATGGTGCGTTAGGTCTTACTCAAAACCCACTTGATGTTGATCCTACACTTTTCACGGAAAAGATGTCTAATCGTGTTAAGAATCGGGAATCATTGATTGAGTGGTGTCAAAAGACTCTTAGAAAAGATGTTGATTTTGGTAAGCCAAGAAGAGATGGTAAGAAGAATAGTCTTTATAAACCGGGAGCAGAGAAGATTTTGATTGCTCTTGGCTTAAAGCCAACCTTTCCAGACTTCTCTAAATATGTAGAAGCCGGAAGTAGTGGTGTTGAGATTGAGAACATTGTTCTTAAGTGCGTTATTGAAACACCTGAAGGCTATGCTCTTGGTGAAGGTATAGGTGGAAGGCAAGTATCAAAGGAGAGAGGTGATTTAAACAAGGCTCTAAAGATGGCGAAGAAGTCTGCGATGATTGATGCAACTCTTTCGATATGTGGATTCTCCGAGCAATACACCCAAGATCTTGAAGATATGGAGATTGTAAATAATGACGGATCTGCCATCCCAAAAGTGCAGCCTAAAAAAACAAAATCTTCAGGTACAAAAATCCCTAACAAATCTAGCATTATCGACAGAATAGAGGCTTATGCTAAATCAGATATGTTGGGTGAGGATAGATATACTAGCTATATGAAAGAAAAGCTCGGTAAAAAGAAGTTAGCGAGTTTAAACATTGATGAACTGACGGAGCTAGGATTTGGACTTAAAGAAGAAAAAGAAGGACTATAGTAGTAACGAAAAATGGAGAGGTCACTTAAAGAGCTATGCTTTGTCGCAATTAGATTATCCAGAAGGTGTTGGTTTGAAAAGATCGTTGGCAATAAAAAGGATGACCATACTTTCAGGAATACCTCTTTGGGAGGCTTCTCCAGAATTAATGGAGGAATTAATAAATGAACTTAGAAAAGAATATTCAAGGCTTAAAAGACGAGAAGAATCTGGCGAGAGAATTGGGCCTGATCGACCAGATAAGCGAAGAAAGTGGTCACATACAGATGTTGGCTGATTGGATCAATGGCGAGTTTTGTGATGTTACTCCGGCAGTTATGGAGGCTTGTGAAGAACTTGCTGATGCCCATTGTGAATGTGGTGGATACGGATACAATTCTTTTGAGGATAGTGATGATGTACGAAGATTTATAGTT